AAGGAAGTTATCACGCGATTGGGTCGGCACGGAAAACTGCTTATAGTAGGAACCCGTGTCGCACCTATTGACCTCTATAAGATGATTAGAGATGGTGGACAATGGACTGGAGGCAAAAGCCCCTTTACCTACTTTGCCCAACCAGCAGTATTAGAATTTGATGAAAATCCAAAAAATTGGAAGGCCCTATGGCCAAAGACAGACAGGCCAGAAGGGGACATAGACGAACCAGATGAAAACGGTCTATATACCAAATGGGACGGACCCTCTCTATTTATTAGAAGGTCTGAAGTCTCTCCGTCAGTCTGGGCTATGGTCTACCAACAGGAAGACGTCCAGGAAAATTCAATCTTCTCGCCTACGGCTATCGCAGGTTCCGTCAACGGAATGCGAAAAAGAGGGGTACTCAAGCCAGGAACCCCAGGACATCCGAAGCACGTTGAGTCTTCTTACACAATTATTGGTCTCGACCCAGCAATGACTGGTAATACAGGTGCGGTTATTGTAACATACAACCGAGCTGATAGCAAGATATATGTTTTAGACACTATCAATATGACAGAGCCTAATCCAATGAAGATTAGAGCACTTATTGAAGAATGGGTTGACAAGTATCGCCCACAAGAACTACGTATTGAAATTAACGCCCATCAGAAGGCTTACGCCCTAGATGAAGACTTGCGTAACTGGCTAGCTCAGTATGGCACTCGCCTTGAATCACACTTCACTGGAAAGAACAAGTGGGACACATCCTTTGGTGTAGCCTCTATGGCATCATTATTTGGAACAGTTAGAGATGGTCGATTCCAAGACAACAACATAATTGAAATTCCAAGCAATGAGGGCTCAGAGGGACTTAAAACTTTAGTACAGCAGTTGATTACTTGGAAACCAGAGACCAGAAACCCAACAGATACAGTTATGGCTTTATGGTTTGCTATTATCCGCGTACGCGAACTAATGCAACAATCTTCCAGGGTTGGTCAGTACCAAACAAATCGCTGGGCAACTAGAGCACAAAAAGCTTCTAGGAGCTCACTCAATTTAGATGAGGCCTTTGCAGAGCAATGGTCTGAAACTTACGGATAGGACAACAATGGCATTAACAATTGAGCAAGTAGCGCTTCGGGTTGAGTCCCTACGCTACCGCGCAACAGGAAGAGACGCCAAAGCAGGTGATGTTCTTGCTGTTCGTCAGGGTAAAATCTCTGAAGTATACCCAGACTTCTTTCCAGATGGCGTAGATGCTAACGTAGTTGCTAACTTTATCGATGTAGTAGCCCGAGACCTATCAGAAGTTATGGCCCCACTGCCAACAGTTAACTGTTCTGCAGCAAATGCCGTCAATGATAAGGCCCGTAAGTTTGCTGACAAGCGTACACGCATTGCTTCTAACTACTTTGTTAACTCCGACCTATCGGTTCATATGTATACTGGCGCAGATTACTATATCACATACGGCTTTACCCCATTCATTATTGAAATTGATGAAGAATCAGGCTTGCCTCGCATTCGTATTGAGAATCCACGCAATGCTTACCCTGAGTTTGACCGCTATGGTCGCTGTGTAGCATATGCCAAGCGTTATGTTATGTCTCTTGGAGAACTTATTTCTCAGTTCCCAGAGTACGAAGTAGAACTACTAGGTCCTGATAGATACGACCAAAATTTAAATACACAAATTGATATTATTCGCTACTATGATAAAGAGCAATCGGTTGTCTACGTTCCAACCCGCCAAGACTTAGTCCTTTCTAAGGCTAAGAATCCTATTGGAAAGATGATGGTAGTTATTGCCAAGCGTCCTTCCATTGATGCTGAGATGCGTGGACAGTTTGATGATGTCCTAGGTATCCAGTTGCTTCGCAACCGTTTTGCAATGCTTGCTATGGAAGCAGCCGAAAAAAGCGTCCAGGCCCCAATCGTACTACCACAAGATGTGCAAGAACTACAACTTGGCGGAGACGCAGTTATCCGTACAGCAAACCCAGCAGGTGTTCGTCGTGTAGATTTGAACATTCCCGCAGGAGCATTTACTGAGCAAAATTTACTTAATCAAGAACTCCGCGTTGGAGCGCGTTATCCAGAAGGACGTACTGGAAACATCAACGCATCTGTTGTTACTGGGCAAGGTGTGCAGGCTCTCATGGGAGCATTTGATACTCAAGTTAAATCATCTCAAGCCATCTTTGCTGCAGCACTACGCGATGTAATCTCTCTCTGCTTCGAGGTAGACGAAACCTACTTCAATTTTGAGAAGACTATCCGCGGCGTAGATGCTGGTTCACCATATGTAATCACATACACACCTGGCAAGGACGTTAACGGAGACTACTCTGCTGATGTTCGCTATGGTATGTTGGCTGGTCTTAATCCAGCACAGGGTCTTATCTTCATGCTACAAGCACTTGGTGGCAAGTTAATATCTAAGGATATGGCTATGCGAGAGTTACCATTCAATGTGAATGTAACCCAAGAACAAGAAAAGATTGAAGTTGAAGATATGCGCAACGCGCTTATTGCTTCTCTTCAAGCATACGCCCAAGCAATCCCACAAATGGCAACCTCTGGGGCAGACCCAAGTAGCGTCATTAACAAGATTGCGGAGGTTATCAAAGCGCGGCAAGGTGGCAAATCTATTGAAGATGCCATTGGGGACATATTCGCGCCAGAGAATCCTCCTGCTGGTTCTACCCCTTCGGTTGAGCAAACGTCCCCTGTTCCCGCTGGTGCTCCAGTAGGAGGTCCTACATCTCCAGAAGAAGTACCACAAGGCGCTCCAATGGAATCACAAGAAGCGCCAACAATTCAAAGTTTATTTGCAAGTATGTCAGGAAACGGTGAAGCAACCTCAACCGCTAGGACAGTCAACAGAAGATAACAACTAGGCGGGGGACAATGACAACAATTATTGGTATAGAGCATATCGACAGTGCAATTATTGTTGCCGATAGTCAAACAACTGATGATGGTGGAAAGATATATTCACACCCAGATGTTCATAAGATTTCAGAGCGTGGCCCATTTTTAATTGCTGGTTCAGGAGAAGTTCTTCCTTGTGATATAGCACAACATATATGGGAACCACCAGTTCCATTAAAGATTGATAAAAAAGATTTATATCATTTTATGATTTCAAGGGTAATGCCCTCGCTTCGCAAGTGTCTATCTGAAAATGGCTACAACTTTGATGAAGACAGTAAGGAACTTAGGTTCCAATTTATTATTGCAGTTGGTGGCGAGATATTTGACATAGACCAAGATTGTTCAGTATCTAAAACCGAGTATGGAGTATACGCGGCAGGTTCAGGAGCGGCGTATGCACTTGGTGCATTACATGCTGGTGCTGATGCTTATCAAGCAATGGAAATTGCAAGCAAGTTAACGGCATTTACATCAGGTCCTTATTTATCTAAAGTACAACCCAAGCATATTAAATAGGAGGTAACGTGACTGGAGTTAAAGGTAAGAGTGGCGGAGCTCACGGTGGCCCACAATACAATCCTATGAATATTTCACTTAACGGAAGTAACGGTCAAATGGCTACAAGCACACAAAAAGCGCAGTACATCCCAGGCTTACCACAGGGACAAGGCGAAAAAACTTTTGCAACTGCTAAATCGGCACCACTAGCTGGCAATCCAACTGTGTCTGCTTCTGGCTCACAAGCACCAGCACCAAAGATGGCTCCACTTCCAGGACTAAATGATATATCTCCAGATGGGGACCCAACCAGTGGTCTATCATTTGGTAATGAAGTGGGACCAGACTCTATTGTAACTCCTCCAATGATAAAGCCTCAGCCAGAGCAAGCAATTCAAATTGCACAGGCTATGTATATGATGGACCCAACAAATAGAGATTTAAGATATATTCTAGAGTTAGCGGCTGACGAAGGACGTCTATGAGTCTACCCGAATTTGGTGTAGACGCCAACGGCCTACCTACAATAATTGGAGTTGAGCAAAAAAAACTCACTCAGTCTCAAGCAGATTATACCAACTTGGTAAAAGCAGCAGATTTAGTAACTGGTCCAGCTGGAGTAAAGCTTAGGCTTGCTGCTCAAAATCTAGTCAAAGATGACCCAACAACATCTATAGGAGTGATTGCAGGATTTGCCAAAGCTGGTGGAGTTCCAAAAACTCCATTAGTTGAGGCTTTAATGAAAATTGATAAGCAGACCAAGAGACAGCGTCAGGTCGATGCCAAAAAAGAAACTCAAAGAAAATCAACTGAAGATTTTAAAAAAAGCCCACAAGGAAAACTTTGGTCTGGTTTAAAATTTGCAGTAAGAGGTGTTGCTACTGTAGGTTGGACTCCAGTTGAAGTTCTAAACGCTTCTTTTAGAAATTCTATGGAAGAAGATGCAAGTCTATTTGCTACATTTTCTGGCGTACTAAATACTATTTTAAATACTCCAGAGCAAACAACGGCTGGACAAATAGGAATGTCTTTAGGGCGCAAAGAAAAAATAGAATTAGGAAATGGCTTCTTTGCATCTGAAGAAGTTGGCGTAGGGTTTAATGCCCGCGAAGCTGCAATGAAAGTTGCAAAACGTTCTTTTGTTATAAATGGCGAAACCTACTATCGCCCATATAGCCTTATAGACCCAATTGCTTCAATATTAACAACTGGTGGTCCTGGAAGTAAGGGCGACCCAGATGGAAACATTTCTAGATTTATAGTAATGATTGGAGAAATAGGAATATCTTTAAAACTAGACCCATTCTTAATCTATGGAAAACTTTCTAAGCAAGCAAAGATTACTAGAAAGGCAGCAGAAGGTGCTACTGGTCAAATGGCCGTTAGGCTTATGGCAGAAGCAACTAACCTAGAAAATGATTTAGCGGCCCTAGTAAAGAAAACAGAACGCTCTCTTAATGCTGTTCATAAGTCATCGGCCCCTGGGAAGAAAGCAAAGACTGCAACCTATAAAAAAAATCTCGCCGCTCAAATGAAAATGCAAGATAGCTTTGGTAACATAAAAGTTGATTATGACGGAATTGCTGCTTTTGTTTCAGGGACTGGCGGAGAGCACATTATTGATGCTCTTGTAAATATTGATGACTGGCAGACAATTGTAAAGATTTCTAAAGGCAAAGTACCAGCCAAGGTGGCATACGCTATGGCTAGTGCTACATCGAGAGAAGAAATCCTTAGAGTAATGGCACCATTTATTGCCAATGGCGATGTACTACAGGGAGCACTTCAACTAGGAAACACAACCACAAGGGCCCTTTCAAGAATTGTAAAAGGCACTACACCAGGAGTAGCAACTTCCCTAAAGGCTGGGGCTGGAAGCGCATTAAAGAGAATGCCATATACTGAAGAAATATTTAAGATTGGCAATGGTATTTCAAGAAAGTACAACGCTTATGTTCCAGATGCTGGTGGTACATTGGTTCATGTTGATAATACAGATAAATTACTTGAAGTTGTAAATAATGTAGCAGCAAAATTAAAATTAGACATTAATGTCACTAAGGGCATACTTGATGATATTGTAAAATCAGCAGATGGCTCAGGAGCTGGGTTCACTGCCTCAGCAACACTATTTACTAAAATATTTGAACAAGTTATAGCAGCTGGAAATTATACCCCAGAGCAAATAAAACAACTTAAAAAACTTACTACAGTTTTTGAAACAGAAAGAAAAAACACTGCATTATTTTGGGCTACCCAACACGCAAAAAACGTCGATATTGATTTTGTTGTAGCTGGTATGCAACCATTTAAAATACATAGTTCCCATTTAGATTCTGAACTATTAAATTCTTTTGTGTATATTCCTTCTGGGGAAGAAGTTTCACAATTTATAAATCAAATGTCTACATTCAAAAGCACTCTAGGAATTGTTGACAAAGGATTAACAGAAATGACTGGTCTTTGGAAAAAGTCAGTTTTGATTCGACCTGCCTATATTGTTAGAAATATAGCAGAAGAGCAAATTCGTGTTACTTTAAGCGGTCACGTTTCTTTCTTCAACCATCCACTTGCTGCAGCCGCAATGGCACTTGGCAAAGACGATGGTCCAGGCTGGAAAAAACTTGTTAATGAGTTTAACTCAGTAAGAAATGATGCTTATGGAATTTCCTTTACATCCGCTAATAGAGCCAAAGAGTTAGCCCAAGAACGTATGGCTGCTGACTTAATCGATGGTTATATGGAATATATGGGCAATACATTGTTTACCAGTATTGATTATAATGTCATGAACAAAATATCTAAAGCGACTGGATTTAAAGAAGTTACTTTTGGAAACGAAAAATGGTGGGATGGCTTTGCAAGCCAGTTACGCATTCTTCATAACTCAGAATTTGTAAGACAAGTGCTTAAGACTGGTTCTTCAGAAAAAGCACGTTTAAAAACAGTAGATTATTTCCTTCAAGGAAAAGGCCGTAAAAATCTTGACAGATTTATTAACCTAAAAGATGCAGAAACAAAAGCTGCTCTTTCCACCAGGTCAGGCTTAATGGCATTTCTTTTTAATGGTGTAAATAAAGACGGAGAGCTAGTATCCGTATTAGCACGTATTGAAGAGCTTGCTGGAGCAGGCGGAAAGTCATCTAATACAATTAAGAAATTGCTTTTAGATGGAAAAATAAATCTTGGCAAGACGCAACTTGTTGTACCAACTGGTAGAGAAGTTGCAATGAACTCTATTCAACATGCAAGAGAAGTTGCCAAAGGCCGAAAAGGCCTAGAAGATGCTAACGCTATTTTTGCCCAAGAATTGAAAAAAACCTTTGATGGCACTGGCGACTGGAACAATATAAGAATGACCCTTAGGGAAGATACCGTTCTTACTAATACAAGTAGAAATAGTTTATTCCAAAAACTTCCAGATTGGTTTTTTGATAAAGCGGGAAGATTTGAAAAGATTAGCACCATGGGACCAGAATGGCAGCAATCATACTGGGATGCTGTAAGAAATGTTGTTGGAGCAGCAGACGCCGAAGCTGTTGCAAAACTAAATGTTGCAGCAAAGAAATCATTAAGTCGCATAAGAAATCCTATTACCAAAGAAACAGTTGGGTTAAAACACACCGTTTGGAAGCAATTAGAAAAAGCAGACGGAACTGGAAATATGACTATAAATGAAATCCATACCTATGCTGAAAAATTAGCAAATAAGCAAACTGCCGCATTATTCTATAATGCTGGAAAACGTAGACTTCTATTCCATCAATTAAGAATAGCTATGCCTTTTGCTCAAGCATGGGAAGATACAATTCGTTCTTGGAGTAAGCTTGCCCTAGATAATCCTATGCAAGTATACAAGATAAATAAGGCTATAGATTGGCTATCATCTTCTTCTTCATCAGCAATATATGAATTAACAGATGCTAGAGATTATTATGACCCTAACCAAGGATTCTTTTTCTCTGACCCAAATAGTGGAGAGCGTAAGTTTTTCATGCCATTCGCTGGTGCTGGAATTAACTTAGTTACCAACCTTGCAACTGGTGGAAGAGTGGACTTTGAAGGACCGTTTGCCATGACTGCAACTCCACAATCTTTTAACTTTGCTTTAGGCAATGGTAGCATTATGCCAGGCTTTGGTCCTGGAGTAGCAATAACCACCGCACTTTTAGATTCATTAGATTATGGGCCATTTAAAAATCCTATGAAATACTTGCCCGCTGCCGTTGAAGAAGAAATTTATAAAATAATGTATCCTTACGGAACTCCAGATTTAAGAAATAATGGAATAATTGAATCTGCATTTTTGAGCAGCAACTGGACTAGGATTGCAGGAGCTGTTACTGGAAAAGAGGAAGCATATGCCTCTGCCCTACCTGCCATCATGACCTATCTTGCAAATAGTGGAGATTATGATAGTGATGTTCCAGAAGACCAAGTAAGACTTGTGACAGATTCAAATAGATTTGCTAGATGGTTTACCCTTTGGCGTGGTGTTACTGGCGCCTTTATGCCTATTCCTTTCTCTCTTCGTCCAGAAGCATTAGCAAAAAGCAAAGATGGAGATACCGTATTAGCGGCCTCCCTATTTGCTGATTTCAAAATTATGGAAGAAGAATCTAATCTAGATAGAAATGCAGCCTATGGAAAGTTTTTAGATACCTACGGGCCAGAGCAGATTTATGCAATGATTAGAACAAGTACAAACTTTGAACCCACCAATCTTCCTACCTATAACTTAATTAAAAACAATCCAGGAGTAATGAATAAGTATCCAGATGTTTATGGCTTATTTTATCCAAATGGGGAGTTGTCTCAGGTTCTCTACAAGTATCAGCAACAAAGAGGCGCCTTCAGCAAACTCTCTGCCGAGCAAATTATGCAAAGAGCAACTCAGATTAAATACTATGCTTCTGTCGACAGATTACGTACACGCTCAGTTGCCGAGGGTTGGGATATTGCCAAATTCAAGGCAGCAAGTTCATCCCTAACTAAAGTCTTTAAGCAAAGCGACTTGTCGTGGGACATTACAATTGGCAAAAAAGATAAGGGCCTACGCCAGTTGAGAGCAGCAGCAGCAGATGAAAGTCTTAATAGTTCAGAGGCAATTGCTGGTCTTAGGCAGTATCTTCCTTTATATGACAGAGCATTGGAGCTTGCTGGCGAGGGTGGATTTATGACTATTAAAAATGCTGCCTCAGAACCCATTAGAGCATATCTTGCAGAGCAGACAGTTAGAATTCTAAAAGATTATCCTAGTTTTCAAAAAATATTCTACGCCTACTTTAAATCAGAATTGGAGGGTTGATGTAATGATTGCACCAATTCCTTATGATGTAATAAAAAAAGACATTAAAAAATCTAAAAAAGAAACAAAGAAGAATAATACATATACTGATGACAAAACTCAAGCAGCAGTTGATGGTATGACAGGAGTCAAAAGCAAGACTAAAAGTCTAAGTGGTCTTCCTATTGGCACCTCGGTAAACACTAACGGAGCTTTCACAAAGATTCAATACAGCACTGTGGCATCTCGAGAGAGATTCGCCACTATGGGTCCAGACCAGCGCCGTGACCTATTACTTCAGATGTCTAAAATCCCAGGCCTTTACGCAGAAGGACAAGCGCCAACAGAATCATATATTGCCGAGATTGGTGCTGAGTTCTACTCAGATAAAGATTTTGCAGCTTTAGATAAATTAATGGCCCATGCTGATTTATCTGGTCAAAGATATCAAGACAGCCTAGTACAATTCTATAATAATCCAGACCTTGCTTTTCAAACATTTGGTCCAGCACCAAAGAAACCAAAAGCAATAAGACTATCTAGCCCAGATGAACTACAGGCTGATTTTAACTCTAAGTTTATGGACCTATTTGATTCACCAGCAGACAAGAGGGCCGCCAAAGCCTATTCTAATGAAATTATAAAAGCCCAGACCGCAGCGGGTGGAGCATCCAATTTTGGCCCTCAAATGGCTGAAAACATATTCCAGAAGTATGTTAGGAAGCAAGCCAACTCTTTAATTGATAATGCTCTTGACCCAGATGCTAAGCCAATTACTGATGGAGCATTTGGTATGACTGTTACCCAACTTAAAAATGCCTATGCAGAAAATTATCTTTCACCAACAGATAAAAGAGTTTACAAGGATGCTATTGCAGCAGCCAGAAGTCCGCAAGCAATGCAGAATATTCTACAAAAGATTAACATTAAAGCAACCCAATACTACCCTGCAGTAGCGGAAGCCTTAAAGAACGGTATGACTGTATCCGATGCACTAGATGCTCCTATATCTGCCTATGCTAGAATCTTTGGAGTACCTGCAAATAAAGTCCCACAGGGATTCCTTTCAAAGGTTGCTGGTGGAACAACAATATTACCCCAAGAAGAAGTAGAAAGAATAATCTATAATACTGAAGGAATTGAAAAAACCCAAACTTACAAGAATCAACAGTTAAACGACTTTTCAACAATGATGAATACTTTCGGAATAGGACCCACATAAATGGCATATGAGTGGTTTAACAACGCAGTCTATAATCCTTTAAACAGCTTTACTCCTAGTGTTTCTACAAATACCTATGGAGCATTTCAAGAGCTTCCTAATCAGAATTCTAATAGTACTTATTCTGGCACTCCTTTTGGACAGGCTGGAGGCAATGTAGCTTTTAGCGATAGCGCGGCTCGGAAACTTCTTGATCTAGCAAATGCTGACGACGTCCGTACTGACCAAGTTGAAAAAGACATGGCAGCAGATACTGAGATGGTTGATAAGGCAACTCAGAATCTTGCAAACCTGGGATATAGCACCCCAGAGGTAGGACCCACCATATCCATAGGTGAAGCATTATCTAATGCAATGATGGAAATGATGAAAGTCTATAATATCCAGAACTTTGCTTCTACTTGGGGTAGAATTCGCAAAGATTATCCTGGAATTACAAGCGATGAAGCCATGAATTTATTGCGTTATGATTCACGATATAATAAAGATTATACTACCCGTTTTGCTGGAAATCAGACTAGAATTAAAAATGGTTTTGGGGCACTTGATGAGAAGACCTACCTTGAAATGGAAAAGGGTTACTCTACCGTTTTCAAGAACTATGAACTACCCAACTTTGACAATTCTGGACAATATGAAATTCTTATTGGAAACAATATAGATGTTGTTAAAACAAGCCAGCGTGTTTCTATGGCGTACGACAGAGTATTAAAGTCTGACCCTGGTACTTTGAATGCCTGGGCATCTTTCTATCCACAACTATCTACGGGCGACATTGTATCCATTTTTCTAGACCCTAAGAATCAATTAGGTGTTATGGAGCGTAAGGTTCAATCAGCAGAGATTGGTGGCGCAGCACTTAACCAAGGACTAAACGCTTCACTTGCCGCACAGACCATGCAGTCTCAACGCTACAGTAATCTAACCACTGGCACAATAGGTGCAGATGCTATTAGAGACACTGGCGAGACTAAGGCAATGGCTAAGGAAGATTACAAAAAAATTGCTGGGGAACTACCTAGATCAGAATTCCTATCATCTATATATGCTGGTCAAGTAGAGCAATATGGACAAATAGAAGCGGAAAAGGCTACCATACTTGGGCTTGCTTCTGAAAAACGCAAGTTAGATAGATTGCTTGATATAGAGAATGCTAGTTTTAAGGGTAGTGTAGGTAACGCACCTGGTGCATATAGCACTAGTTACCTAAAGAAGTCCTCGGCAGCAGGCAAAATATAAATAGATTCCTGTGTGACCCACCAGCCCACACAGCGTAGAAGACTGGTAGCGAGAGCCAGACCGATTCCCCGATTGGAACCTGTGGCTTGCGATTCAAACGAATAGAAGGGTGGGTTGCTATGAGCAACAACTACTGGGATGATGACGAAGACGACGATGATACCGAGACTGAAGTGCAGATGGATGGAAGTGACTTACTTAAAAAGTTACGGAAAGCCAAGCGCAGCGATGAGAAGCGTATCAAAGAACTCACTGAGCAACTTGAGGGATTATCCAAGTCGCAGCGTGAGCG